GTCTAAAGCTAAAGAGCCAACTGCTACATTGTCTGCGCCTGTAGTGTTTGCACCTAAAGCTGAAAGACCAACTGCTGTATTTTCAGAACCTGTAGTGTTTGTTGATAAAGAAGCATAACCTACTGCGGTGTTGTTATCAGCTGTTGTGTTAGCTCCAAGAGCCTCAACACCTAATGCAACATTATTTGCTCCAGTTGTATTAGCGTCTAGTGTTACAGAACCAACAGCTGTATTACTAGCACCTGTTGTATTTGTTGATAAAGAATTGTAACCAATACCAACATTATTACTAGCTGTAGTGTTAGCGTCTAAAACATAGTTGCCGATTCCAACATTTAAAGCTCCAGTTGAATTAGCATTTAAAGTGTTATATCCGATTGCTATATTATTATCAGCTGTTGTATTAGATGTAAGAGCTACTCTACCTATTGCAATATTATAACTACCCGTAGTGTTACCACCTAGAGCATCATTACCCATAGCTACATTACTAGTTCCTGTAGTATTAGCGTCTAAAGTATCTAAACCAACAGCAGTATTTTCAGCACCAGTGGTAGTTGCTCTAAGAGTATCTTGACCAAAAGCTGTATTGTTAGAAGCAGTGGTACTGTTTTCTAAAGACTTAAAACCAAAAGCTGAGTTTCCACTACCAGTTGTATTTGTTGTTAAAGACGAAGTACCAACTGCGGTATTTCTTTCACCTGTAGTAGTAGCGTCACCTGCAAGACCACCTATAATAGTGTTGTTTGTACCTGTGGTTATTGCATTACCTGAGTTATAACCTACTGCTGTATTGTAAGAACTAGTAGCTGATGTAAAGTTTTGAGTAACTAAAGAGCCATGACCTATAGCTACGTTTCGTTGTCCTTTAGTATCTGCTGTAAGAGCTTGATGCCCTATTGCAGTATTTTCTTGTCCTGTTGTTGCTGCATCTAAAGCTAAAGAACCAACTGCTACGTTTTTTATACCTGTGGTTATTGCAGCTCCTGCGGTATAGCCCATTGCAGTATTATAATCACCAGTAGTAATTGCAGTACCTGCTTCATCACCTACGACAGTATTATAATTACCACCGCTTTCAATGGAGTTACCTGCGTTGACACCTACACGAACATTACTTGTTCCTGCTGAAGCAGTAATTATATCTGCACCATCGGCAAAAGTTACATCTGCTGCAAAGTTAGTAGCACCATCTATATCTACTACGTCAAGGTTAGTAGTTCCGTCTACGTCTATAGAACCAGCTAAATCTATATCACCACTAAAAGTAGCTGTTTGTGCAAAGGTAACACCACCGCCATCTGCTATAGTCATAGCATCATCACCATCTGTATATTCTATAAGAGCTGTTTGTATTGAAGCAGATGTTTCTATAATGCCACTTGTTTGTAAATTTAAAGAGGCAAAAGCATCAAACATTGCTCCACCAGAACCTGCACCATCTGAATAAATAACTTTAGTTTTACCAGAAGGTATAGTTATTGTAGCTCCAGAGCCTTGTTTAATAATAATAGATTGAGAACCAGATGTTCCATTTTCTATAATCCATAGCTTAGAAACTGTGTTTGGTCCTATAGTAATAGTACAAGTAGAATCTAAAGTTCCTGTATATTTTAAGAACATAGACCTACCTGGGTCTGTAGCTCCATCAGCTATAGTAGTAGTATGCGTATCAGCATTAGTTGTAATGGCTTCTGTGCCATAACTAAAAGCTTCTGCTATTAATTCAAGATTAGTGTTTGTAGTATCACCCCATGTTCCACTAGCATCACCAGTAGCCATTTCGTTTAATCTTAAATCATTTACATATGAACTTGCCATTTTTTATTCCTCGTATTAATTATATTGTATCAAGCAACTTCACTCCAGTCTGGATTTTGTGTTGTTAATACTTCTTGATAATTAGATGTTTGTGTTGTTGTTATTGTTTGGTAATTTGCTGTTTGTGATGTATCTATAAGTCCCCAAACATTAACCCCTTGTATATCACCTGTTGCATTTAATCCTTCTACTTCTACTAAAGCTTTATTTATTGCAGTAACACTTCCTAATGTAGTAGTTCCTACATTGCCTGTAACTGTAAGTACATTGTCAGATGTTGTTGTAACACTTCCTAATGTGCTTGTAATAGCTATTCCAGTAGGAACTATAACAGCTGAAGCTTTTACAATTTCATCTCCAACTTCTAATGTTGATGCTACTGCAGAAACACCTGTTACTGCTGCACCTGCTGTAATTGCATTACCTAGTGCTGAAGTACCTGCATTTCCTGTTACAGAAGTATTTGCTTCTGCTAGAACAGTTTCATTGCCTAAAGCTGATGTACCTAAATTTGTTGCTGCTGTTATATTTGCTTCAGCAACTATAGTTTCATTGCCTAAAGCTGATGTAGCACTTAAACCTGTTACTGCTACTAATGATGTAGCTACAACAGTTTCACTACCAAGAGTTGCTGTACCAGAAACTCCTGTAACGACTACAGGTATTGGTTCTCCAAAGGTTGATTGACCCCAGGTACCTCTACCCCAGCCTGTTACGTTAGCCATTTTAGGCTATTCTAATAATTGCGTTTGAAGCGTCTGCTGCTGGAAATTGAATAGTAAAGTCGCCATTAGTTGATGTTTTATCACCACCAAAATCTAATACACATACTGAAGGGTCTCCACTTGCAGCTTCATTATAAATTAAAGCACCTCTAGCTGTAATTGTAGCTGTACTAAAAGTTAAATCATTAAAATCTGTTAATGCAGTTGTTCCAGATGTAGTAGGAGTAACACTTGTTAAAAATGCACCTTTAGCTGTATAGCCTGTTCCGCTTGCTTCATTACTTGAAGTATATGCAGTAGTTGCCGCACCTAAAGAAGCACTACTTGTATAAAGTGCTAACTTAAATTGGTCACTTGCTGCGGTAAAATTATGTGTAGCAGTCATTAATTCTTTTTTAAATGATGTACACATTGCTTGTGATATTGCCATTATATTCTCCTTATAATATCAGCCATTTGTTTATGACCTTGTTTTTCTAATAAACCTGCTACTGTTGCTCTATCACTTGCAATAGCTTGCTTCATATATAATAAAATAACTTGTTGTATCGTGTCTTTAAATGCTTCTGCTTGGGCTTTTACCATAGGGTCAGCATTATCACTTATACTTACAATTTTATTTACTACTCTTTCTGTCCAATATTCTGGACTTAAACCTGTATTATTTGTTGTTTCTACACTTACAGTTCCAACTGTTGGTTTTACATCTACACTAAACATTAACTTACCTGTTGTCTTACAGGACCACTTCTATAGTTGTCCTTAGTATTTTTACCTTCGCCTAAATTTTTAAGTCTAGAAACTGCTTCATTAAATCTATTTTGATAATTTGTAAGTATATCTGGCTCACCTTTCATAAAGGTATAGGCTTCTACTAAAGAGCCATATAACAAACAATCTGATGCATTTGTTCCTAACCAACTAGTTCCATCTGCAGATGTTGTGATTGATGTTGGAGTATATTCATAGTGTAACTCTACTGTAAGATTACTATTAGGTGTAGGAGCTACAATAAAACTATCTTCATCAAATCTAGCATAATATTTAGGAATACCTGTTGATGTGCTATCAGGATATGCTTCTCTTATAAAAGCTACATCTTTATATAACAAATATTCATAACCACTATTATCTACTGCTAAAGTATGAGATGTTAGAAAATCAGTAGGACAAGATAAATATTGATTACCATTAGTCAAAGTACCAGATACATTTTTTCTAAAAAAAGGTAATGAAACTAATTTTTGTATTCTATCTTCAGTAGTAACTATAAAATCATCTAAATTATTATTAAATGTAGTTTCAGTATTATTTGTATAATCCTGTATTGCTGTTTTTAATGTTGTATATGTCCAAGCCATTATTCTGTACTCACTGTTACTGTTCCTACTTCAGCACTAGATAATATTCCTGTACCTGCAACTGGATTAAATCCATAGTAAGAAGTTGATTCTTTTCTTCCTCTATCTGGTCTTGGATTAAATAATGATTCATTGTCTGATGTATCAAGCTCACCTAGTTTATATTGAGGATGGTCAACATCAAAACAACTATTACATACTCTTAATCCATTACGAATACTATCTTGTATTTCGTATTGTAAATCGTTTAGCTTATAAGTAAAACCACATCTATCACAATCACCTAAAGCTTTTTTTCCTGCAGCATACATTATCTATAAGCTTGCATATCAGGTACGAACTTAACAGATGCTCTTTCTCTATCAGCATCACTTACATCATTCCAAAGTTCATCATACCTTTGTTTAATCATTGGAACTCTATTTTGTGCTTCTGGTATTTTACAAGCTAAGTTATAAGCTAATGCATATGTTAAGCATGGAAGATATCTACTAGGCACATCAGCATTGTTACTTGCTACTGTACCAGCATCTTCTATTCTTTTAATGTAATCATATACCAAAGTATAAGTTTCAGCAGAATCAGGAGTTGCCCATAAAACAATGTTATTAGAGCTAGTTCCTTTATCTACATAAAACTGTGTTGGTTTAGATTGTAACAGTTTGCTAGCTTGATGATTATATTGAGTTCTAGATATTCTATTTAATCTTTGGTCAAATTGATTTGCAGTATTTCCTGCATCAGTTCTAATAAAAGCATCTACTACTTCTAATGCACTAGACTCTAATGCATATGTATTAGTGCCAGCAGTTAATGCTTGTGATGCTTGTTCAATCTTCCAAAGATTTAAACCTTTATTCTGCCATTCTAGAAATATTAAATTAAGAGCTCTTTTAGCTCCTTTGTAGTCATAACCAGAACGCAACTCGCTACCGCATAAATCATAGGCTTCTTCCATGATATCGGCTAAGTCTAATGTAAATGCTGTTGTTCCACTTGTTGCCATTATTTATTCCTAATTAACACTTCCACCTTCTACGAGCCTGTCTAATTCTTGAATTAGGGTCGTTTCTGGTTTTGGCTGAACTTCTTTTAAGTTGACCTAAAGACCTTGCACAATAAGATTTTCTACGTTTAGCAGCTTTACTACCTTTCTTTACTTTACCTGTAACTGCTGTTTTTAGTTTAGAGCCAGGGTTTAATTTTCTATAAGCTTTAACCCCAGCTTTAGTCATACCAGCACCAGACTTAGTAGAACGAAAGTTTTTCTTATTTCTAGCAGGCATTTTAGCCTGTTTTCTTATAGGCATAAGTATTTAGCTAAACTTTTCCGCCTCTAGCCTTGCCTTTAGCTCTCATAGTCATTTTACCGCCACGCATACCGCCTTTGGCTCTCATTGTAATTTTTTTACCTGCAGCATATCCTTTATTTTCCATAGGCATATCATTAGTCATTCTAGTATTCATACCCATACTAAACATTTTTTTAACATACTGTTTATTAGATTCAGCTCCCATTTCAGTTGCTTTTACTTTTCTGCCACCAGCCATACCACCTTTAGGTTTCATGGTTCTTTTACCACCTGCATAGCCGCCTTTGTTTTTCATTTTCATAATAAGTACCTTTATTTTTTAGCTACAGTTTTTTTCTTAGCTGTAGTTTTTTTAATTGTTTTTTTCTTAGCTGGTTTTTTACCACCAACATAAGCTTCGTTAATATCTGGAGTAGATGGATCATCAGCAACAAGTTGACCCTTGTCATTTCTTGCTCTTTCACCATTCATCTCATCACACTTGCGTTTTGCATCTTCCAAATCTGGGTCTGGACCAAATATAGGTCTATAGATTCCATCCTCATCTAATTTTAAAACTTTATATTGTGATGGAAATTCACCAGTTTCTGATATTACATATTTTTTTGCCATAATTAATTCCTATTAGTCAGAATATACTTTAACCATTTCTAAAGTAATAGAGTAAGTATCTCCTGAAGAGTGTCCTTTAGTAGTAAATAAGATGTCTCCTGTTTTACCACTACCTGTGTTATTTGGTAAACCACCAAAGTCTTTAAAATCCATATGTCCATTACTACTCTCAGCAAGCTCTACTAATAAAACATTAGTAGTAGCATCTAAAAATAATTGCACAGACATACCTACAATAGCATGGCTAATTCGCATAACTCTAACTTCTGAACAGGCTACACCTGCTGCATTAGAAGCCAAAGCAGATACATCTACCTTGGCTACTGCGGATTCTCCTGTGCCATCGCTGACATTTGTAAACTTCATAACACAATTTCTTTCACCATCAATTATAGTTTGTGTTGTTACTGCATCAGCCATAAGTTACTCCTATTAAGCGTCAGCAAATGGAGTTACTAAAGTGCCTGAACCTAAAATGATTCCTTCTACTGCGTATTTAGCACTACCTACTGCAGTTACTTTAATAATACTACCTGCTAATCCACCTTTAGTTGAGCCATTTAATGTAATGACATCATTAGATGCACCAGAAATAAAAGTTTTACCTGTTGCATCAGTAACACCAGTATATAAACCGCCTACAAATTTATCTGTACCATCTGTAAGAATATCCATATCGGTAGCTGCTGTTTCTACTACAAAAGTAAAAGTAGCTCCTAAATTGTTTGTTTGATTTGGGTCGCTATCTTCACCTGGAGCTGTTGCTACTATGCTTGGTAAAGTAAATTTACCATCAGCATCATTACAGGTTAATATTTTACCTGCATGAGCCGCTACTGTTAGTGAAGTATCTGCAGTTAAACTAACTACGTTAGCGTTACCTGCTGAAATGAATCCTGCTAAAGATTGTATTGGACCTGAAAATGTCGTCTTTGCCATAATTTCCTCCTGGGAAATAAGTTCTACCGTCTTGGCTTGTCTGCTAGGTCAGTCTGTAGAACAAGTTAATAATCCTAGATTTAATAATATAACACAAAAAAAAGGGGAGCGTATGCTCCCCTTTACAGTTCTTACGAACTACCTGGCGAACCAAAGATACCTAGTGGGTCAGATACACCGAAAGAATATCTTTCTCTCGCTTTATATCTAACATTACCAGTATCGAAGTCTCCATCCATAGTAGTAGTCATAGGAGCTCTAACAAAATGCTTCATTCCATCTGGAACATCAGTAGTGATAAAGAAAGCATTAGTATCAGTTAAATAATGATTAACTGAATAACCTTCTGGAATCACTCCATTAGTTTTTACTGCATTTATGTCATTGTCAGCAGTTCCTACTCTGTAGTCACTTTGTAACAATCTAGTTGCTACAAACTGCAAGTCAGAAGGAATAATAAGCTTCCTAGCTTTTGCTGCAATTTTTAGACCTCTTTCATCAGTCCATTTGCCGATTTGGATGATTGCATCTTCTAAAGATGTTTCATTTAAATCTGCTCCTGTTGATGGTCTATTACTATTGGTGCCACCATTTACAAGTGGGTGAGCTGTGCTAAATAAAGCAACACCATCACCTGAAGAAAAAGTAGTTGAGAATCCATTGTTTAATGGATAAGCTGCTTTAACTTGTTTTGTATATGACATTGCACGAGCTAATGCTTTAGTATATCTAGCTGATACAGATACATAGAGGTTATCCTCCATAGCTTCTTCTGTAATGCTGAATCCTAAACCAATAGTTTCATGCGTATATCTAGCGACAAAAGATTCTTGTGCAGTATCATAATTGATAGCTGAACCTTCATCTTTGACTGGAGCTGCTCCAAAACCAGATAACTTCAATTCTTCTTCGAAACTTCTTTCAGAATTTTCAGTTACATAGATTTCTTCGTGCTCGTTCTCATAACGATTATATTCTTCACCGAATAATGCGTTAAGACCAGGTAAGAGTTGTTTTAACTCGTTAGCTCTTGAAATAGCTGCCATAATTTACTCCTTAACCTATACCTGTTGTATTTAACAACTGGTGTCCAACATTAAACATTACTAGTACATCAGTATAACTATCACCAACTGCACTATCTGGTCCATCTACAAAGTCAACAACTTTGAGTGGTAGTGTGTTGGTGGTATTTGCTGTACTACCATCGACTGCGTTTTTACTTGTACCTATTGCTGTACTTCCTGCAGTTTGCACAACAGCACAATTCTTGCCAAGGTCGTCTTGTCCAAGAGATTCGTCTGATTGCATTTGCATTAGTATGAAAGGGTCAGTAGCAACATACGCAACAATATCATCTGCAGCAGTTGATGCTGGATAATATTGATTTGGTGTGAATTGCCCTGTAGAAGGGTCGGTGTAAGCACATCCAAGGAAAACACCAATAGGTGTTAAAGTTGCAGTACCAGTATCCTTTTGGATAGTAGTATTAGGGTTATCATCACCCCACTTTACAAAATCACCAAAAAATATAGATGTACCATATGCATTTTTAATTTTGTAATGTGTAACTTTACCTTGATAAGGGCTTCCAACAACTGTTCCAACAGGTCTAGCTCCCATGGGAGTTGCACTTGATGACATAATTGTCTCCTTATTTAATAATTATAAAATAAGAAACTATGAATCTTTACCAAATGTTGTTCGTGATTTTCTTTCAAAAACTTGTTTGGTAGCCATTCTAGAATCTTGGTCTTTAAAAT